GCAAATCTCCCACTTGCCGCCCTTGTCGGCGGCAGGAAGGCGGGAAACGCGCAGGGAATCCGGCCCGGTAACGCGGCTGTCTTCAAACCGGAGGATAGCCGCGGCCATCTTTCTTTCTATAGTATTCATTCGTTCAGATTGTCGATAAGTTGCACAAGCCGCTTGCCTTCCACGGTGTAGCAATGGCACTTGGCATGCAAATGCCACTCATTAAATTGAGCCAGGAAAAAAGCGGCGTCTCTTTCGGTAAGAAAAATTTTCATCCATTGCTCCTTTCCGGGTTCGTCCACAATGAGTATGTACAGGGTAGGCATACGGAAACTATTGATTATTAACTAAAGGGAACTTGTAAGAAAAACTTTACAGTTGGTGTTATCGTCCGCACCGAAAAAAGTACAAGAGAATGGCCAGTGCAGTGAGCCATACCCCGATACCATATCCAGGTTCCCCTATACACATGAGGGTAAATCCCAAAACTGTTGCTGATAAAATGGCCATTAACGACAGAAAGAATTGTTCTTCATTCACTTTTCCAGCTTCCTTTCTATGTTTTCGATTCTGACGGCAAGTAGTTGGATCGCCTTGGCCGTCTCCACCTGGGCCTGCGTCTGCATGGTCATCAGATCACAAAGGCGGTCATTGTGGTGGCTGACCACCTCCCCGATGTACCAGCATGCCCCGCCGCATATCGTCAGCGACATCAGGACGCAGGCAAACACGGGGGAAGCCTTGGCAAAATCCAGGAAACGCGCCGGTACTTCGGAGAGCTTACACATGGCCTTATTTCTTGGAAGGTACGATCTGAACAACGGGCGGAACGTCCGTTTCCGGCTGGGCCTGGGAATAGGAAATATGCCCCTGCTCAATGACGAGGCAGGAGCCGTCCTTGCATACCTCCGTGCGGCCCGGCGTCACGTCCACGGAATGGCCGCAGCCGGAGAGGGACATTCCCAGGCCGCCAAGGACAGCACCGACAATGCCCACCCCGGCCAAGTAGAGCCACTTCCGCAAGCCGGTGGAGGTCTTGGCCTGCCCGGAGAGGTAGTTTTTAACATCTTCCATAGCATGCTTGCCGATGATGGGGAGGGCCTGTTCTGCTACGTTCAGCCAGCCGGCTTTATCGTCGTCCGGCAGGTCGGCGTATTTCACCATCGGCTGGTGCTTGTAGCGGTCCTTGCCGTCGGCATAGGCGTTATACATATCCTCGGCAATTTCCAAGGCGTGATTGCATTTATTACTAGTAGTCATATGATTATGGTTGTTATTGATTGTGGGTAGTGAAGTATTTGAAAAAGTCCACGGCGGCGGGATCCTTGATTGTGAACTCCTGGTATTGGGCCGGGGTGAAAATTCGGTGTCCCCCTTGCTCATTAACCGCCTCAACAGTCAATGATATGGCCTCCGCCATTTCAAATGGCCCATCCTCCGAAATAGGCCAACTGGCAAGAACATGATCCAGCCGCGCCCAAACCTGGGAGGCCTGCCATGGCTCGGACAATCCCACCAGCGCGGCAACGACGGCCTGCATGGCCAGGGCCTGCTCCGCTGGTATATCGTCCTGCGTATAGCGGTCTATGCGGGTGTACCCTTCCTCGTCCGGGTAAATGGCCATCAAAATGAATTCATCCCACTGTCCCGGCCGGGGAAACTGTATTTGTATCTCGGAATTATTCATGATTCTAAGGGGGTATTTACATCCACAAAATCCGCCGTCTCTTCTGATTCAATGACATTGACGGCCATTGCTTCCAGTCCGTAAAAAACCGGGTTAATACCTCCGGGCTGGTAATAAGTGTACTCTCCGATTCCCGCATAAACAGAAACGTCGCCACCCGCATTATTCACAACATCAGTCACCCAACTGGAAATGCCGACGCCGGTCTCAAAATTGGAGACGCCCCGGCATGTGGCAATTTGATACAGATTATACCCCTGACCTCCGGTGAGCATGAGCCAGAGCGCGCCCGTATCTTCATACCTGGCAATACTGGCGACAGATTTCTGTTGGTAAATAACCTTGGCAATCGTCCACGGAACAGGCTCATTCTGACTGGCCGGAATAAAGCTGGTTGTAGTCTTAACCTGCCAGCTGTCCGTATTATTAAGCGCAAAAATCTCACGCACCCGCACCGTATAACCGTTGCGTTCCGTATTTCTCACGTTATCAAAAGTAATATCCAGAATTTCGCCTTGATTATAAGCCAAACCGTTTGCCGGGATAATACTGTAAGAATCTATAGATAGGTCGGGACGAATCGTCTTCGTGCCACGGCCGATACCAAAAGACAACTTTGCGGCATTGGTAGCGCGCCAAAGGAAAGAAAACCCGGCGAAACTGGAATAATTCCATTGAGGATTGCTCCCTTCAAATTTCGCCTGAATGGTCGAATGAGTACCCTTGGGGATCTTAATGCCAGCCAAATGGTAGGGAACCGTCTTGGTCACCGTCGAAGATCCTGACGCGGTAATGGCATCCGTATTGAGGAAAGCATTAGAGGTCAGGATGCCTGTCACGCCGGCCATACCCGCGGCGTACAGGCGGTTGACCGCTGACGTATCCGTTGCCGCCCCCACGGTCAGAGGGATGTTGATGCCGCCATTGGCGTTGACGGCCCCCGCCGCCGTCAGACCTCCGGCCAGCGTCATGTTGCCGGATGCGTCCACCTGCGGCATGGCCGCCAGAGCATTAGCCGCCGCCGTGGCGGAGTTGGCCGCAGCGGTGGCAGAAGTTGCGGCATTATCGGCAGCCGTGGACGCGGTGGCGGCGGACTGGCCAGCCGTCCGCGCCGCAGCCTCGGCGGTTGCGGAAGATTGGCGCACATCCCGCCCCAGGCTATCCAGTTGCCGCGCGGTGGCCAGCTCCATCCCTCCCAGGGTAATGCCGTCGTCATAGTCCACCACCACGGTCATCAGCGGGGCCATCGTGCCGTTCACGGTGGGAGGGTTGGCTACTTCCGTGATCAAACCACGCCCAGGGACGGACGGAGTAAGAATGGCGTGCATTCCCAGCGCGTAAGGCGTCATCTCGGTCCCTTCGCATACCTGGATGATGATCTTGTCCCCGCGCGTCAGGGGAACGCCCGGCGTAAATACCCACGTGGCCGTCTGGCCGCTGGACAGGTTGGACACATAGGCGGAGGTGCCAATCAGGCTGTAAGTTCCGTCCACCAGCTTCCAAATCCGCAGGCAATACTGATTCAGGGCGGGATTGTCAAAAAAATACACGGTTGAAATACTCGTCAGGCGGCAGCTGTCGGGCAGATGCCCGGCCAGTATCTCGTCTCCCCACGTCATCGCATAGCCTCCCACGATGGTCCAGGTGTCGGCGGCGTCTCCGCTGGACAAGGTGGATTGCCCGGTCACGGCTTCCAATTCCACTCCCGCATCCTTGAGCGCGGCGGGCAATTTATTTGCTACAGCCTCATTGACCAATTCCCCGCTTTCCACCTGGTCTTCCAGCGTTTCCACAAGCTGCTTTGCTTCATCCCGGGCCGCTTCGGCTTGTCGTACAAGTTCCTCGACCACAATGGACGGGTTTTCCACAATGGTCACGGAGCCGTCTTCCGTTTCGGGGATGGAGACATCAAGTGCACCAGCTACGGCCGCGGCATCTTCCGTTCCATCCGGAGGCGTAACGCGAGACACTACATGCACGGCTCCCTTCAACAAGGGGTATTCTTTGCCCGATGCGTCGGTCAGAAAAATATCATAAGCGCCGCATCCGGCGGCCAGCCTCGGCCATGTCACCAATGCCGCACTCGCCCCCGTAACGGCACAGTCCAGCATGATCACCCCATCCTGTACTACCGCTCCGCGTAGCGTCATGCCGCTGATGTCCATATCCTCACCGGATGGAGAAATAAAATGCAGCGCAAGAGACTGCGGCAGGGATTCCGTGGCGTGTACGTTGTAGTTGGCGGCTTGCCTCATGCACGCATTATCGCCCCAACGTGAGGGAGGGTACAACAATGTCAAAATGGGCTACGAACAGTCCTAAATGGGATAAAATTTCCCCGTATGTTTGACGGCGTGCTGACTCTTGCCCACAATAGGCCTGTTGCCCTCTCCTGTCCAAACTCCGGAAGATCCACGAAAGGAAGCCCATATAGCCCCCAGCAAGGCGTCCGCGCGATCAGGAGAAGACAGGTTGCGAGCCTTCATTTTCTCCTTCTTCTCGTTCCTGAGCCTGGAATCGTCCGCATATTCTTTCTTCCGGGTAGTCAACTGCACGAAAAGCGTCTTGTCCGGCCGCCTGGACCTGATATGCACTCGCCCGGTCATGAGTTCCAGTCCGGCGTCATTCCAGCATTCCGCCGAGAGATTGATGTAGCGGTCGCGGTCTTCCGGAGGGTTGTTCCCAAAGAACTCATTCGGATACCAACCTGATTCATTAAAATCGCTGATGACAGCCAGGCCCATGCCCGGAGCGTCCACCCACAAATCACAATCCGCAATGCCCAGCCCCTTGAGGGTGGCAATGCACTTGCGGACACTCTGCACCGTGTCCCGCTGTCGTTCCGCGTATTCAATCCAGGCTTCGTTTCCGTCGCAGATGGCAAGGACTGTTTCATCCCCGCCCGCGGCAATGTCCAGGAAGGCCACGGGGCGCCCCCTGCGCGGCTCGTAGGGCTGCCGCTGACCCCATTCCAGTTTTCCAGGGTCAATGATGTACAAATCTCCTTCCAGCGTGAATTCCGCCAGCACGACGGAACGGAAATAGGAATCATCCTCATTACCCCCCACACGGGCCAGAATGCGGTCAATGCGCTCCTGGGAGATATGGGGGCAATCAAAGGCCGTTACCACCATCGGACAGAAGAGGTCTTTTTCCTCGTGGAAACAGCGATAAAATTGCCCTTCCGGCTTGCCTGGGGATGAAAGGTAGATGCAGAATTGAAGCGTACATCGTTCAATGGCGTCAAAGATTTCATCTGGAACCGTCTTTGCCTCGTCCACCACGAAAAACACGGGGGAGGAAGGATCATCTCCGGTAAACTCGTCAACGTCAAACAGACGGGCTTTCTTCTCGCTGCGGGGGTCTTCCTCATCCTGTTCCTTCCGCTCATCCTTGAATTCGTCCGTCACACGCCCGTGCCAGCCTTCCGCCTTCCCGGCGTGGTTGGTGGAAAAGCCTTCGATGAATCCCCCTTCCGGCGTTTCCACGCGGCAATTCTTGAGCCATTTCCAGCCCGCAAGGGATGGGTTGTTCCGGTGCCGTTCCAGGGCAGGCCAGAGCTGGTTTTTTACCTGGCGCCATGAGCCGGACGTAATAGGCATACGCCCACGGGGGTAGCGCCAGAGAAACCATAGGGCAAGGATACCAATTACCTTGTCCGTCTTGCCGGAACCATTAGCAGCGCGCAGGGCAACCCGCTTTCCCCGGGCAGCCCTTTCAAGGGCCCGCATCTGCCATTTGTACAGCCCTGTTTCCCCCAGAATCAGGGCGGCAAAGATGACGGGAGAGTCTTCCGGCCTGACCGGAGCCCCTAGCTTTCTTCCTCTTCGGACCATATTTCTCTCAAGGCTGTCACTAACGGAACGATTGCTTCTGCTGGAAGTTTATGGGTCACCTCTACGTTTTTTTCTCCACCTTCCAGAGCCAACGCCGCACGGTCTCCGTACTTCTTCGGCATCAGCTTGGCAAGCATCCATTTGAGTGTGTCTATTTCCAACTTGACCGCCTGCAACATGGTTCCCCCTATTTCGGCACGTGGGGCCACTTCATGCCCTTTCTCCACAAGGTCAAGCAACTTGTCTTCTAGGGCGGCAAGCCGTTCCTCGCACGCGCGCGCGTATTGGTTTGCAAAATCCGCGTTCTCTCTGGCCCAATTCATCACCGTGGGATGGGGAATGCCTTCCTTTTCGGCAGCCTTCCTCAGACTATCCCCGCAACGTATATGACCGCAAATGCGTTCAGAGAGGGCAGCGCTATACCTGGAAACATTTCCCTTCTTCCCGGTCCTCTCTTTCTTCATTTCGCATACTCCTTGTTGATTTTTTCCCACCCTGCCGGAGGTATATCGTCCTGGCGGGGAACGTACGCCTTTCCGGAGAGTTTCACATATCCTTCAATCCAGCGCAGCCCTTCCGCGTCAATACAGCGTTCAAAGCTGGGGCAGTCCGCGTTATCGTAGAGGATACTATCAGGTTTACGCTCATAAGCGCTACATTCCATACTACCCGGGTTGAGCTTCTTCTTGGAGCACAAAAGGCATTTCATCAGGAGAGGGTGGGATGTTTTGCATCCTTTGAAATCAGACTCCCAAATTCTCTTGTGCGCTGGTGATGTTTCTTCTTTCATATCATTATTGTATCAATTCACAGTCAATGATCAATTTCCCGTTCTGATTATGGAATTGGAGAAATTTGAGGGTTCCTCCCTTCTGGATGATGATTTCATCTTCACTGCTAAAATAGGTTTGCGGGCTAAGGCCGTCCCAGTCCTTACCGGCCCCTGCCCCGAATCTGGAAAAGGGCTCTGCATAAATGGCACGGGTTTTCTTCTTCAGGAGAATTCTGAACAACACGGGACGGTTCATGAATCCTTTCCCCTCCGCTACGGCAGCAGACATGAAACCTTCGTCTTTGAGAGGGTTTCCCACTACGGAGAGATTGAGCATATCAACCAGCTCGTCTGTTATTTCTTCTCCTTTCCAGTTCAAAGCGTCTTTCAATTCCTTGTAAACCCCACAGCCACGGAAAACAACCATGTCTTGAGGCACTTTGCATCTGTCAATGACTTTGGCGATCTGTTTCGCCTTGGCGTTGGACTTCCCCTTCCTCAAATCGTTGTTGATGCGGGCATATCCATTTCCGGTGTAGGAAAACAAAGCGTTCTTTTCCAGTCTGGATGCCTTTGCCCACACTTCCCCGGTAACGCTTCGCAAAAGGTCATCAGCTTCCTTATCCGTCAACGGGGCAGGCATCTTCACCTTGGGGACATCTCCCAGGCTGACCGTGTGCGTGACGGCTGAGACTGGCGCAGGAATGGGAGCAGAGGGAACCTTGATGACTTTCTCCGCCGTTTCCCTGGCCTTTTTCGCCACTTCCTGTGAGGGAAAGACAACCTCATCAGATTTGTCCTGTTTGACTCCCCAGCGGTCTTCATAGACCTTTTTCAATTTGGCCTTCAGTTCCTCCGGCAACTTCGCCGTACTGGCCTTCTTGCCGTACCCGTACCGTTCAATCAGGTCAATCCCGAAGCGCTCCGCACCCCTTGGACGCTTCAACGGCTCCCCGGGTTTGAGTAGTCCCAGCCGTTCGCATTCTTCCCGGGAAACAGGCTCCTGATCCATGTAGGAGTTGAAGCCGAACGGCGGCCAGGGGACCTCAAAGCCCCCGAGGCTGGCGGCGTTCATTTCGTCTGCCCAAAAAGTAAAGTCGGTTTTAAGCCGGACAGCATCTTCGTTGACGACATGAACAAGCCGCTTTGTCTTGGCTCCCGGAAAGCGGATGAACCGGAAAGCAGGCCATGCTTTGAGATTGGCTGGTTTCATGGATGCCTCCCATTGAGCAGCCCCAATGCTTTGCCGGACGTTGGTCTTGAAAATGAGCTTCAGACGGGCCAGAGCACCGATGTTTTTAATATCGTTGTGATACTTCGGGCCTTCGGCGTCCGGTGGAACAAGCCCCTCGGTTTGGAGCCATTGAAGTGCCTGGTTGGAAAAGTCCGCGGCGCTTCCTACCTTGATAACCGTTTCCCCATTGGGTAAAGTCTCCTTTTCTCCTGTCAGATAATTCTTAATCAACCTGTGCAGCCGTTCCAGCAATCTGATATTCTCCACCTTGGAAGAGAAAAACTTGTTTTCCTTCATGGCAGCGTTCAGAGCAGCCCATTCCTTTGAATCCATGCCGGAGGGTGTGGGATGTTTTGCCAGGAATTTTTCCAGGGGTGTTACCATAGAGGCAATTCTGGATGTTCAAAGGGGGGAGGTTCAATCTTGCCAAATTGGGCTACGTGATGTTCCAGAATGCGGACGGCGGGAAGACGGTAGAGTCCGGCGGATTCCAGAGCATTGATAATGCTGTTGGCGCGTTCTTCGGCTTCCTGTCTGTCGTTAGTACCAAGTCCCAGCTCGACAAGTTTGCCTTTCTTTCTGGGATCCACCAGAAGCGTTAAGCGCAGTTTGTAGGATCCGGGCTTTCCTCGCCGCGTCGGCTTGTTTTTTCGCAGGGATGGTTTGGGGGGTCTCATTTGTTGGTGACGGGATAATTCTGTTCTTCCTCGTATTTTGTGAGTTCCGCGGTCCAGCGGAATTGAATACGCCCCAGCCGTCCGAAGCGGTTTTTGCCGATGATCCACTGCGCTTCCGTGGGGTCGTGCTTGTCGGGCTTGTACATGTAGGGGCGGTGGATCATGATGATCTGGTCGGCGTCCTGCTCAATGGAGCCGGAGTCGCGCAGGTCGGAAACGACCGGTTTGCCCTGGGCGTTCCCGGCTCTTTTTTCCACGTCGCGGTTGAGCTGGGCCAGCACCAGGACGGGAATATTGAGTTCCTTGGCCAGGGATTTGAGGCCGGCGGAGATTTCCGAGACTTCCCGTTCCCGGCTTCCCCGGGCCTGCTGGGTCGTGGAGCGCACCAGCTGCAGGTAGTCCACGCCGATGCATTTGACGCCGTGTTCCCGGACCATCCGGCGGCCGCGGGCTCTGATGCTGTCAATGGTGAGGGAGCTTTCGTCGTCGATGTGCAGCGGAGCGGCCGTGATTTTCCTGACGGCGGCCGTGAAATGCTGTTGCTGTCCGATCGTCATCGGCTTGCCGCGGCGGATGTCGTCGGAGTTAATGCCGGCCATGCCGTAGAGGACACGTTCCAGGAGCTGGGATTTCGGCATTTCCAGGCTGAACATGCCCACGGGGGTTCCCTCAAGGCAGATGTTGGTGAGGATGTTGACCAGGGCGGCGGTTTTTCCGACTCCGGGCCGGGCGGCAAGCACGATCATGGCGCCGGGCTGCAGGCCGTCCAGGGTCAGGTCCAGGCGGCGGTATCCGGAGGAGATCCCTTTGATGGCTCCGGGGTTGTTCATGCGCCATTGCAGGTTTTCAATGATGGCTCCCACGGCCCCGCGGATGGTTTCGGTCTGGCGGACGCCGCACCGGTCCCGCAGGGCGGACATGCCGCGCTCGGCTTCATCAAGGGCTTCTTCCGCGCTTTTGAGCTGATCGCCGGCAGCTTCCGCCATCCGGGAGGCAAACGCGAGCAGCGCATGTTTTTTGGCAGCTTCCGTGACCATTTCCAGGGCGGCGGCGGTTTTGTACCGGGCAAGGGCTCCGTAGGTGGCCGTCTCCACGACTCCGGCGTGCCCTCCCACGGCGTCAAGCTGGCCCTGGGCTTCAAGGCGGGCGATGACAGTGAGGGCGTCCACGGTTCCTCCCGTGCCGGCGACGGTTTCCAGAGCGGTCCAGATTTGCTGGTGCGCCGGGAGGCTGAATGTCTGGCGGCTGATGCCCTTGTCCCGGAGGTCCGCAAAGGCCTGGGTGCCGTCCATTGCCTGGGAGAGCACCAGTTTTTCGGCGTCGATGAGTGTCTGAGAGTCGATCATGTTTTTTGAAATTGTTGATTGTTAAAGTTCTTCAAAGTTGCTGTAAGGGTCTTTGTCTCCGTTCCCAGGGGGTGGCGGATGGTTGACGGCGTAGGAGGTGGCAAAGCTGACGGCATCAGACTGCCACCTAGTCACGGGGATGCCGCTGCGGGTCCAGTTGACGGCGTCCCGGCTTCCCCAGTAGGCCGTGGCGCAGTCCGGTATCTGGTCGGGGGTTAAACGCACACGCCCCGCAAAGGCCGCGTCCCGAAGATGGGCTTCGACTTCCTCCACGGTGCACGGAGAGGGGGTAAGGGGGTGAATTCCTTCCTTTCTTCCTTCCTTCCTTACGGTTTTTGCTGGGTTTTCTTCTGGGTTTTCAAAAATAACCGGCTTGGTTTTTGCTGGGTTTTCGGAAATAACTGACGTTGGTTTTTCGTGGGTTTCCTTTTCGGTTCCTACACTGGTTCCAATGTCGGTTTTCCTGGGTCTCCCCCCAAGTTTCCCATTTTCACGGGCGGTCTTCCGGCGCGTTTGCACGCTGTCCTGTATTTCATGCGGATAGCCGAATACGACGAGATTGTCGCCGTCAAAGTGGTAGAGTTCGTTTTCCGCGCTGATTTCCTGGTCAGTCACGCCGCAGGTCTGCATCCAGCGGCGCATGCCCCAGGAGCGGCAGCCCTCAATGATGCCGCCGTTTTCCTGTTCGCAGCACCAGGCCAGCAGAGAGATCCAGGTGGCGCGCTGTATGGGTTCCGCCCCGATATATTCGGGGCTGGAAAACAAGGCTGTTGGGATATTGATGAATTCCATAATCAAAAAAGCGTCAGTTGGGGGTTGTTTTCATGAATCTGCCAAGCAAAACCTGGAATGCAGTTGCCGCCACTCCCGGAACTTGTCCGTTGCCAATGGCTTTAATGCGGTCCACTCTAGCGGCCACCCCATGAGCCACTCGACCCACGTCGGGTTCAGCTGACCACCACTCCCCGCAGTCATTTGTCTCCGCTCGTCCGGCGTGATAATCCCCTTGGCTTCCAAGTCTTTCATTTTCTGATAACTCCCCGTCCCCCCGCACATGCCCTTGGTGCGGGGTGTTGGAAACTGTGAAACCACAGTTATCAATTTCTTCCCTGTTTCCCGGTTGCTTTCCTTGCCGCCGCAACTGGCGGTTGGAGTAGGAAACATCTCTACAAACTCGTGTGGATTGGGCAGCTTGTTCCCCTCCCGAAACTTCTCGCTCCGCTTCTTCCCGGAAGCGGAGCGAGTTCCAATCCATACGCCTTTTTTCAGCAAGGCTTTCCGGGAATTCGTCCCCCCGTCGAGACCTTTCGTTGTTGCGGTCGGCCACATCATCCCCGGCATCCAGCCTGTGGAGGCTACATCCATCAATGACTTGGGACCCCGTGAATGGCTCCCCTTGTTTGGGGCGTTGCAAGCCGTCGGCGTGGGGATCATGTGCAAGTATCCAGATGCGTTTCCGGACGTGCGGGGCTCCCACGTCGTCCGCTCCCAGCACCATCCATTCCGCATCGTACCCGATCGAGGCCAAGTCTCCGAGTACTCGTCCAAGCCCGCGAGAAGTGAGAACTGGGGAGTTTTCCACGAAGACGAATTGTGGTCGAATTTCGCAAACAACGCGGAACATTTCCCTCCACAGTCCAGAACGTTTGCCGTCGATGCCGGCGCCTTTGCCTGCAGAGGAAATGTCCTGGCAAGGAAAGCCTCCAGATACCACGTCAACAAGGCCGCGCCACGGTCGTCCGTCAAAGGTGCATACGTCATCCCAAACCGGGCAAGGCGGGAGTATGCCGTCATTCTGGCGGGCGAGCAGTACGCTTGCGGGGTAGGGATCGAGTTCGACGGCGCAGATGGTTCGGATGCCGAGCAATTCGCTTCCGAGTATGCCTCCACCAGCGCCCGCGAAAAGATGTAGCTCATTCACTCGCCCTCCTTTCTAAAATTGCTGCCTGATCCGGGGTAAGATACTGCCAGCTCTGCGGCGGACGTGCCATGCCAATGGCAGAGAGTGGTACAGCATGAGGTAGCCGGGCGGGATCCCGGACGACCCAGGTGAAGCAAGGAATATAATGAAAAATGTGTTCTTCCGTCACGCACGCCGACTTGCAAACGGCTGATAAACTATCTGGGGAAACCTCTTTATTTATTGTTAAACAAAGAGCAAGTCTGCACTTGCCGATAATTGCCCGCTCTCCGTCCTTTCCGGATTCGTAAAGCCATATCGTTTCAAATTCTCTACCCCTAAGGCGAGGCATGTTTTTCCGTAATTCCAATGTCTTTTCGCCGGACAGAATTTTCCCAGAGAAAGGTCGCCTGACGGATAAGAGGATGTTAATCATTACTGGCCTCCTTTCCGTCAATGATGGCCCTTAATTCATCAAATACCCGTAGACGTGTATGATTCCTTGTCGTGCAAATAAGGTGCTGCGCCCACCGGGCATGCCGTTTCGTGGGGTACTCCATGCGATAGCGGGCGATAATTCCTTTGTGGTGTACAATCGCGGCCTGAACTTCGTATTTCCCGTCGTCGGTTTTCTTCATGGGGCAAACCTGCTGAACGATGATGTGAGGATTCCGTTTCATTGCTCTGATCCTTCTTGCACAGTGATTGTTATTTGTGGTTCTTCGCCCCACCATTTATCCACGGACGCGGAATACACCTGGGCGTCATCCTCCCAAAATCTCAACCGGGTCAGGACATCCTGCAGGGTTTTGGCCAGGTTGTCCCAGTCCGGGTTGGTCGTTTTCGGAATGAGCCCGATCCGGTTTTTTTTCGGCTCGCTCTTGCGGTAGGGCCAGACGAAGGCCAGCTTCAGGGAGACCGGCCCCGTCAGGGGCCGGGCCGGTTGATAAGGTTTCAGCAGGGTCAGGTAATCGCTGATGACCAGTTTCAATTCTTTCGTGTCCGCCAGTTTGGCGTGTTTCCCGATGTTGACGATTTTTTTGTTCTGGTGCGTTTTCGTCGGGGGAACAATCGGCAGCATGATGGTTATCGGCTTGTTCATGGCTGTTGATTAGAAGGGGATTTCGTCTTCTTCCGCCGGCGGTCCCGCCGTGGCGCTCATGTGGTTGTTGGCCGGCAGGTCCGCCGGGCGCGGAGGCAGGGGCGCTCCGCCGCGCCCCGCCGCTGTCCTGTCCTGCGCCGCCATGATGGCCCGGGCTTCGTCCGGCCCCAGCACGTCTTCGCAGTTGCTGAATTCGGGATAAGTCCCGTCTGCCCTGGGCTTGTCTCCCTGTCTGACGTTGAGCCGGACGTAGCAGGGTTTGCCGAGGTATTCCGCCGGGTTGATGATAACCTGCTGGCCGGGTTGGTAGACGTTCCCGGTAACGTTTTTGACGAACAGGTCAATTTTCCAGGCCAGGTCTTTCGAGTTGGTCAGGTAGTAACGGACCGTCGCCGCCCCTTCAGGGCCGAAGGCTCTGATGTGGACGGCCAGCTGCGGGCATCCCCGCGTTTTGGCGCCCTGGGAGATTCCTTCTTCCATTTTGACGATTTTTCCTTCGTAGACGCCCGCGGGGAGGAATCCGTATTCGCCGGGCTCGCCTTCTGATATGTAACTGAACATAATGGTTATTTGGTGGTTGCGGTTTTGGAGACGGAGATTTTTTTGACGTAGGAGGATCCGGCCCCCGTCCTGACCAGTTCTTCCGGGAATTGTTGTTCCGGCAATGCTTCCGCGAACAGGGCGCGGAAGACGTCCGCCTTGAGCGGGCCATAGGATTTCAGGAGTTTCGGGACGCCAATCCAGGTGGCGTATTTGGCGACGTCTTCCGGAGCGACGGTGTCCGCGCCTTTCCGGGAGACGCGCCTGAATCCGGGGACTTCCGTTCCGTTGTTGAGGTAGTCGAGGATTTTTTCTTTTCCTTTTTTGGCATAGGATTCCAGGATTCCGGCCTTGGTGACGAATTCCGCCAGCCTGGAAGGGTTTTCCGCGATTTCGGCGAAGCTCGCTTCCAGCGTTCCGGCTTCCGCCAGGGACAGCATTTCCTGCGCCGCCCGGTTCCGCAGCGGACAGGTGTCCTGCGAGGCGCACCAGCCGCAGTAGTCGCAGAGGCGCGGCCCACCGCCGCGATCCACGGAGTCCACCACGTCGTTGACGATGGAGATTGCTTCCCGGTAGGTGAATTTCCGGGTGACAATTTGCTGCTGGTCGCAGAAGAGGAGGTGGCAGGTGATTTCATCCAGGAATTCCCGTTCCATGAAGGATTTCGCGTAAGAGGCCTGCTGTTCCCAGTAGTTGCGGATTTGGCCGCTTTTGAGGTCGAAGAGCTTGCCCAGCGCGGGGCAGAGGCAGTCCGCTTCCCCGCCTGTCACGCGGGGGTGCCATTGCGGGAAGGCGCAGCGGTTTTTGTCGGCAATGACTTCTTCCCCGGAGCAGAGCGTCCGGACCGTTTTCACCGCCCAGAGGATGGATTCTTTTTCATCGGCTTTCAGGTGTTCACACGCCCTGAATTCGTCCACGCCCATGAGCAGGGCCCGGAAGGCGTCGTCCATCCGGGTTCCCCGCCGGGCCGCTTCCCCCGCGTCGGGGGAGGAGACGTAGCAGGGGCATTGCGCCAGCTTGGGGAGCAGGGACGGCTTCAATAGTTCCGTGGCCGGGGCCGGACGGGGCCCGGCAATGTCAGCGAGGATTTTTTGCAGGTCGTCCAGGCTGACGGCGTATTCCGCTCCGTCCAGGGAGAGGACGGCATGCCCGGTTTCGCGGGCGACGTTGATGCAGGTGACGGGTTTCATTGGCACGCCCCTCCTTCCATGAATTCTTTTACGGAGTTATTGAACCGGGCGGGAGTTTTCAAAATCCGGGCGGCATATTCCGCCGGGACTTCTTCCAGCCCTTGTCCGGCAGTAATGATTCCGCGGCTGATCATGAAGGCGAGGGCGTCTTTTGCGTGGTCAATCACCGCGGCCAGGGCATCCGCCTGACGGTCTCCCGCGGATGCGTCCGGAGGCGGCTCCTGTCCATTGTTTGCCGCAGGGGCATCATTCGCCGAAGCATTGGCAGGTCCGCAGCCCTCTCCAAACAGCAGGCGGGAGATTTCCCCGGCGTCCATCGCCATCACCGCGGGCATCCCGTGCCGGTTTTTGGCTTCCCACGGGGCGGAAGGAGAGGTGTAGACCATGCGTTGGTTTCCTCCATGTCCCTTGCCGTCCTGGACCGTTACGACGAAGTTGCAGAAGAGCATGGCGTCAGCCCATTCCTTGACCAGCGGCGCGACAAATTTGGAGAGGTTCAGTTCGTGTTTGTCGTAGGCGCCGGCTGTTTCCGGCATTTCAAATTTGACGCGGCGGGAGTGTCCCACCAGCACCACATTCATTCCTGCGCTCATCAACGCGTTGAGGCGTGACAAGAGATCCATGGCCACAGGTTCGATCATCTTATATCCCTTGCCGTAGCCCAAATCTTCAATGGAGCGATGATGCGCGTTTTTCTTTTTGTTTTCTTCCTTCAGGAAGGAATTTTGAAGGAATCGCTCGCACCAGTCGATGGAGTCAATGATGACGGTTTTGAAATCATGCGGTTCCGTCCGCAGGGATTCGATGGCGTTCAGCACGTCTTCATAGCTCCGGCAGTCCAGCCGGGCAACGTCGATGTGGGAAGATCCCTGTTCCGTGTCCAGCAGAACAGGAGCGGGCAGCCCGGCCGCCAGCGTGGATTTTCCCACGCCTTCCGGCCCGTAGATGATGACTCGCTGCGGACGCTGCTGCACTCCGCGCTTGATGTTTTGTAATAGGCTCATATTATTTCCTTGTTTGATTGTATTCAGGTCGGGCGTCAGTTCCTGCTGGCCCCGGCCTTTTTGGTTATGGGTAGTTGGAAAGGGTACTGACGGAGTTACGTTTCCGCTTAGCGGGAGGTTTGTTCATGTCCGTCCTGGTTTTGGATGTCTTTTGGGTCAAATACCTGTACACGCTTATCGCGGAAATTCTGTATTCGCGTTGATTGGTGCCAATGTCTTCTATTTCATGGTTCTGCAACAGGTTACGAACCTTTTTCCTACCCCATAAACAAGCAGGGTGTTTCCGCAGATCCTCAAGGGTAAGCCATATTTTGCCGTCGAACATGCGAGTGGCATTCTCTTCCTCGGACTCATTCAAAATCAACAAGCCACGTTCATGAAGGGATTCTATGGTTTGCTCCACAATAGAGGTTACAAATTGATCTAATCCGTTCATAATTCACTAAGATTTAACGATGAAATAAATGATCGTGAAAATTCCAACCAGCAGAGCGGAAAAGACAAGGTTCTGTACGATACCGGGCCGGGGCTTGAGTTCGTCTTCCGAAAAGTCTATCGGGCAGCCGTAAAGGGATCCCATTTTCTCGGCACGGTCACGGCGCATCCAATATTGTTCGTTCGTCATTTTTTTCATTGTTGTTCAGGGGGCGGGTTAAAGCTCGTGCCAGCCGAGCAGCTTCAATTCGTCAATCAGGGCTTCTTCCATTAGGCTGCCGGCTTCTTGGGGTTCTTCGGGCTGGGAAGGTTACTAGCCGTGGTTAGACGGCTACTATTAAAAAGCAGGTGTCCGCTGGAATTGATTGCAGAAGACATGGCCTCCTGTGGCGAACATTTCAGTTTGGCGGAGATTCCCAGCAACAGAAGCTTTCCTGCTTCCGTCAGGTCTTCCATGTTGATTTCAATAGTTGATGGTTTCATGTGTCCGTCCGGTTGATGAGATTGTTTTATGCAATTCTATTAGATTTTGCAACAAAATTCTACTGATTTTGATAGAAATCATGCGTACAACAAGCTTGACAATCTCACAAAATTACATAATATCAATGCATGACGCCGACCAAGAACGACATAAAAAAATGGCTCAAGACCATCAGAAAAGATCGTGAATGGCTCGCAAAGCAGTGTGGTCTGAATTCAAAACAGAGCGTAGATAACTGGTTCGCGACCACAGGGAAAATTCCTAAAGCCAAGCTCCTGCTTATTCAGAGGCTCATGGCAGAAACTCAAGCCCCCCCTTACGAAATAGAGGGCAAAGATAATATGGGAAAGCTCTTCATCACTTTGAATGAAGAATCCCAAGAAGCTGTATTGGCGGAGTGCCGCCGCCTGAATATCACTCTTTCCGCCTACTGTTCCCTAATGATGGAATGGTGCGCTACCACACAGGAGGGGCATGCCGTCATTCAATCTCTCATAACAGGGGCTCCACTGCCTTCTGTTAACATGAATCTTGCCCCCTTGGTACAGTCATCTACTACAAATGCCGCCAAAGAAAAAGAGGCAGCCCGCAAGAAGTTTACCCCGGTAGAAACATTCACAACCCCTCCTTTGGAGGCTCAGGGACGAATCATCGGCAACATTGCAGCCGGCAACCTGGCGGATGGAGACACCATTCCGCAGGACATCCGGCTATACCGTGAACTGGAAAAAGGGGAATACCTGCTGCGCGTCAACGGTCACTCTATGGAACCCTCCATCCCGGACGGCTCCGTGGTCATCATGAAAAAATACACTATCCCCCCCATCCCCAAACCCGGAACCATTGTTCAATACCATGATGAACGCGGCGTGACGCTCAAAAAACTGGTCCGCAGGAAAAACCCGGAAACCGGTAAAATGGAATACACCCTCCATCCCATCAACCCCGACTTCGGAGACATAGAACCCATGGACGGCGGCAAAATCTCCGGCATCTATGTGGAAACGCTGGATAGGTGGGAGAAAGCTTAATCCAAAAAGAATTTTATGAGCGATAATAGTAAAATAGAGTGGACTGACGCAACGTGGAACCCCGTTCGTGGATGCACGAAAATCAGCGATGGTTGTAAAAATTGCTATGCCTATGCCTTTGCTGAAAGATGGAGAGGCATCAAAGGCCATCCGTTTGAAAAAGGATTTGACGTTGTACTAGTCCGTGACAACCTTGACATTCCCATCAAATGGAAAAGGCCTAGAATGATATTCGTTAACTCCATGAGTGACCTTTTCCATGAAAAGGTTCCAGACGAATTTATCAAGCAAGTCATTCAGGTGATGTTGCGAGCCAGACAACATATTTATCAGGTCTTGACAAAAAGGCCTGAAAGAATGAGAGACTTTCTTCAGAAGAATTTTCCCAACATGGAATTGCATCCTCATATCTGGTGGGGAGTAAGTGTTGAGAACAAAAAGCAAGGTCTCCCCAGAATTGATACACTCCGTCAAACGCCGGCCGCACTTCGCTTCCTCAGTTGCGAACCCCTGCTGGAGGACTTGGGTCCCATGAACCTATCTTTCATTGACTGGATCATTGTTGGAGGCGAAAGCGGACCCAACGCCCGCCCAATCAAACCGGAATGGGTACGCAGCATCAGAGACCAGGCGGAAAAACGCTCCATTCCTTTCTTCTTCAAACAATGGGGAGGGCGGAATAAAAAAGTTACAGGATCTGAACTGGATGGAACCCACTATAGAAGCATACCGGAATTCCGTTGCATTCCTGTATATAAAGGAGTATAATGCTTGTTAATGTCAAGTAATACAGGATTTCACAATCGTGCTTTTGATGCAGGTACTCTTCAAAAACTCAATATATACGCCAGTTACCTAAAGAGTGCTGTCGCAGTATTCCTAAATTTGCCTCCTACTTCTCCTGTTAAGTCCATAAATATTTATGACTTTTTTGCAGGACCAGGAATGGATGCATTAGGACGTTATGGTAGCCCTCTTCTTGCCATTAAAACAATATTGGAAATGGCAACGGCACCTCAAACCAAACATCTATGGGGAAAACCAATATATTTTCATTTTTTTGACCGTAAAGAAAAAAGTATTAACTCCCTCCAGAAAAATATCAAAGACATTTTTGGAGACAGTCTATCTTCCCATCCACATATAAAAATTGAGTTTAAAACATCAGATTTTGAGACTTCCTTCAATGATCATATAGAAGAAATAAGGAAAACAAATACTGCAAATATTCTTTTTATTGATCAATTTGGAATGGCTCATTTCGATATGGAGAAGCTTATTAGCTTGTCTAAATGCTACTATACAGATTGTATGGTTTTTATGGCTTCCTCGTCTTTGCACCGTTTTAAAGAACTTCAAAATCGATTTTCTGATATGGGATACAAATTCAAAAATCCCAAAGATTATAGACATGTTCATACTCAAATATTAAAAGCATTTAGAGAAGCCCCTTTAGAGAAAAAACTATTTTTCGGATCATTTGCTTTTAAGAAAAAAACAAATATTTACGGCTTAATCTATTTTTCTGGAAGCAGAAGAGGAATAGATCAATTTTTACGCCTGTGTTGGAAAGAAGATCCTGTAGAAGGGTTGGCAAATTTCTTCCTACATGAAGATCAGCCAAATAAAGACAGTCAACTTTTGTTTGCTTTTAAAAAAACTCATATAGAAAATCTTCAGGAACAATTTAAACTCTTTATTTTAGAGAATCATCCTATTTCAGAATCCGCACTCTATGATAAATGTTGTGATTTATGGATGCTCCCAGAACATTGTGAACCCGTATTGAAAAAGCTAAAGGACAATAAAATTCTGCAATGCTCTTTTAGAAGACCTCAGCCAAATCAAGATAGAGAAATCACATATTTTTCATAAGTGACCCTTTTAGATACTCTTTTCAGTATCCTTTACCCCTCTGACATCCAAAAAATAATTTTCTTGTGATCCAATCAATTGAGTACGGTGAATCTCTCCTAAGCAATGCAGACTGTTAAAAAGGCTGATTTTTCCATTCGGACAGCGTTCATTGAAACTCTCCTTTCTTCTCGTATCTTCAACATCACTTATGCGAATACGAGATTTAATCAGACGGTTACGAGATGCTGGATTCATTCTGCAGCAAGGACAAGGACGGGGTTCCCATCGTGTATACGATCATCCTCATGGACAGACGGTAACTATCCCGGGCCACGATAATGACAATGCCCCCCACTATCTTATAGCGCAGGTACGGCGTGCTATTGAAGCTGCAGGTGGAACCTGGGAAGATTAACACCTCCCCCTATTATATTCAGGAGCTGCCTCTATCGGGGCAGCTCCTTTTTGTTGAGCATAGTCTCCTTAATAACAATTTCAGTATATATTTTTACATGATGATACTGAAATGATGATTTAGGAGTTGCTTATTCTGAGAAGAGAGGCTATCATTCGGTCTCTTTTGTTAGAATGCTTCGCCCCTTGACCTCCGGGTCAGGGGCTTTTTTGTTGTCTCCGCGGGACTCCATATAGATGATTATCTATTCATATTGATTTTTTCACTCTTGACTTTATCGTGTATTTTTTCAGTATGATTCCTTTATGTTGCTCAATAGTAAAATCATCTCACTTGTTGCGTTGACGGGGATTATTGGAGGACTTGTGGGAGGGGGTGTTGTCAAAGTATGCTTTAAAGATTCATCCACGCCAACGGACATCCCTCAAGCCCCCTCCGAAATAATTAAGGCTGACCTAGTTTCTACATGGGAGCTTGCCCAACAAAATGACCTTTATTCCCTAGAAAAACTCGCCGATACTTACGAAACAGGTGAATGTGTGGAACAAAATCTCCCCAGAGCTCTTACATATCGAAAAAAAGCGGCTAACCTTGGTAGCGCGGAATCTGCATACTTAGTCGGATATTCCTACGAAAGAGGAATAGGCATCAAAAAAAACGGGGTAAAAGCCGAGAAATACTACTGGCAAGCAGCAAAAAACGGACATCCCAAGGCACAATATTCGTTAGCTTTACATTCTTCTGGGTTGGATGAAGACGGAAATGATCCTTTTTCCCCATCTCTCAAGTTTAACATATCAAAGGAGAAAGCCTTATCTCTTTTAAAAAAATCAGCGGACCAAAACTACGGTTTGGCAGAACATATGCTCGCAGGTTTTTATTCAGAACAAAAGAAATACGACGAAGCAATTCTATTCTATGAAAAGGCAGCGAAGCACGGAGAAACGGATAAATGGGGATTGGAAAAAGCTAAAAATGGAAAAATGAATCAAGCAATCAACATTGAAAATCCTTCCACAGAAATTTTGGAAGAATTTGATGATGGAAATATTGAATATAAATGGAAAGTCCTTCTTACTAACACTGCTGATACTTTATGGAACGGATCTGTGACTTTCAAGCTTTTAGATATTAATGGAAAAACAATAGATGAAGCCATTGAATTTGATATTTCCATACCTGCGAAGGGAAATATTACAGTAGAAGGTGCTCGTTTTATACCAAAAGAAAAATTTGATTCTAAAACAAAAATCAACATTAATGTCGAATATAGTAAATGAATATCTATTTCAAAAAAATAATTAATTATATTTGTTTTACTCTTCTTTTTTCAGGAGCGGGAAAATCCTTTGGAGAGTCACACGAAGTCTCATTTGATGTTAGTCAAGTCGAAGAAATATCTCTGATCAATTCCCTGACTAAAAAAGCATTGGATGGCGACGGGGAGGCAGCCTATGAGGTCGGCAGAATGTACCTGCTGGGAAAAGAAGTTCCAAAAAATGAGCAACGCGCTTTCTGGTGGTTCGAGCGAGGGAAAAAGGCTGGGGATATAGGTTCTCAAATTATGGTTGCTAGATGTCAAATATGGGGATGGGGAACTAATGTTGAGCCAATGGAAGCTTTAAAAAATTTAGTTGCTCCATTAAAAAATAAATCCAGCTTTGCTATATCAACAACGTGCTCCTTATTAGATAGACATCCAGATATTTTCCTTATTTCTAAGGAAGCAAGAAAAACATCAACCTCTTTAGTATTGATGCTCACAGAATTATTAAAAGAAAAAAATGATCCTGAACTTGCTAAAGAGTGTGCAGAAAAATTACAAAGTTTTCTTCAAAAGTTTGAAGACAAAGCATCTATAGAGGCGGAATTTGCTAATATGACTAAAACACAAGCTAAGCGGCAAATCAAAGCACAAAAAATTGCACGTAAAGAAGCTCCTTTAAGCGTTCTAAGTAAAGGTATCAAAAAAATATCTGAATCCACAAACTATGTATGTTACTCATGGAAAGCAGAAATACTCAATACTACTGGGAAAAATTTAAATATGGATGCCAAGCTTGTAATCAAAGATAAAAATGGCTATCAAATAAAATATACATATTCATCTCAAACTGTTATTCCCGCAAGAGAGAGCAAAGTTATCACTTCACAAGGAATGCTAGAAAAACATTTATGGAAACCTGGAAACACGATTGAGATTATTCCTTATATATACGATTAATTCTATTCGAAACTTTTCTTTCTATCAATCATTTTGGAAATATGGCGTCATGGGTAAATTTCGCGACAAAATCCGTGCTGTTTAAAAATGTTGAATTCGATAAACAGCTTAGAAACACGGTGCCAGTTCGAGCTATCTCATGACGGCGAGAGGGAATATATATTCGTCTGTAAAATCCCCTTTCTTTTAAGTTGCAGGTTGTGAATAACTTAAAAAGTGAGTTTTCTGGCCGCTTCCTTACTGTGTTCGTCCCGGAGGTGCCCATATACCTTCATAGCCAATGCTCCGCCGTCACGATGCCCCAGCCATTTAGCCACCGTAGGAATATCAATGCCTGCCTCAATGCAGGACGTGGCGAAGAAATGCCGTAAATCGTGAATACGGACGTGAGGCAGTCCAAGCCTGATACACGCGTTTGTGAGAGCCTTCCGGGGGCTTTCTATAGAAAATACCGGGTCATCGGAACTATTCCCCCGTCTTTCTCTTCGGAGGCTTTCTATCACCTCAGCCAGAGATGCGTTAATGTACAGGGTCCGGCGTGAGGTGGCATGTTTGATATCAGGCACGGAAATGGACTCTTTCCCGATATCTCCCCACGCCAAGCGCCGGGCTTCCTCAATACGTAACCCTGAATAAGCCAGGAAAGCGATCATATCCGCCGCTTCGGAATATAGCCCCTTCTTTTGCCACTTCCTTAATATAGGGGCTTTTTTCACTTCCTCAACGATTCTTCGGAAATCTTCTTTTTCCGGAACGTTAAGATTTGAACTCCTCAAAGTCATCCGTTCAAGCTTGGATGCTGGATTGCTCTTGATACTTCCTGCTTCCTGAAGCATGGAAAAAACATTTTTCACAACAGCGAGTGTTCCGTTTGCTGTTCGTGCAGACACAGACAACGCATCTTTTTTCCACCAAGCCCGGCACATTTGTTCCGTGATGGCCTCTGCTGCAATATCACGAGCAACAAGCTTTTTAGCGCGGCTGGAAAAGAACTTGATGGATTCTACAGCGGCCGGCTTCAAATGGGGGCGCATTTCCTGCCGCTGGACGTACATATCAACCGCCAAATACCAAGACACGGATTCCACGGGTAATTCATCCCTCCCTTGCTCTGCCAGGAACCCGGCCAGCCTGGAAAGGGCTTCCGTCAACACGCGCGTTTTAAGAGATTTTTTCACCGTTTTTCTTCCGGTATCAATTCGGGCATAGAAAATTTCCGACTCTTTTGACCGATACAAGTTCGGATAATCCGTCGCAACAAGGGTGTTTTTCATACTTCCAAGCAT